AGATAACTCTAAGGTTAATAACCTGAAAGAGGCTCTTGATTCTAAGCCACCACAGGGTATGGACACTAATGTGACGGATAAAAGATACGAAGTCATTCAGTATTGGGGTGGTTGGGATGAGTCGTATATCAAGGATACAGAAACAGTTACAAGAAGGGCGATGCCTTATTGGATTGTAGTTGTAAATAGAAAAGTCCTTTTGCGTGGCGACCGCAATCCCTATAACCACCAACTACCGCCTTATTGCAGGATAAGACTTTTCCCGAACCAGAAACCATCGTGGCATGGAGTCGGGACTGGCAAGATAGGCAAACCAACACAAGACAGATTAAACAAGATCGTAAACCAACGGTTAGATAACGTTGATTTGGTTTTAAATAAACAGGGCGCGTATAACGGGAACGATCCGTTGATAAACGTTAAGAAGCTCCAGATAAGTGAGCCTGGCCAATGGCATAAATGTTCTGACCCAATTTCTTCATTCCGTTACTGGGATATACCAGATGTAACTGGCTCTGCATACAAGGAAGAAGAACTTGCTAAGCAAGACTATCGTGAATCTACTGGCGCAGTCCAGCAGCTGATGCCTGGTGAAGATCCGCAGCACAGAACGGCAACTGGTATTAATATGCTTCAGGGTGCTGCTGGGATGCGTTTTAAGCCCGTTTTAAAGCAAATGGAGCTGGACCTAGTGCAACAGGGGGCAATGTTCTTTTTTTCAAATCTACAGCAGTTTATGCCCAGAGAAGAATGGATTATGCTGACTTCTGATAATGGTCGCATGGAGCCGTTCTTGGTAACGCCACAGATGTTGCAGGTAAGGGCTAACTTCATCCCGACTGGGTTAAGTGAAACGGCAAATAAAGAGGCGATGCTTGGACAGCTTTTAAGATTTAAAGAGGTTACCATGCAAGACCCGACAGTTAATAGGCAGGAGATAAACAAACGGATAGCTGAATTGTTTGGGTTTAAAGATATACAGAAGTTGTTAGTCCCGATCGAGCAACCTATGGGTGGTGGCCCGTTATCAGGACAAGAACAGCTTGCGATCCAACAGAGACTGGCTGAAGGGGCGACCCCAGACCAGATCAAACAAGAACTGTTGGGAAGCGCACCACAACCACAGAGGATGATGTAGTGGATATTAAGATGCAGTTAGAAGATGCGTTAGAGATTAAAGACTCCCCACTTTGGTCGAGGGTGGTTAAGGAGTTGCAGTATAGGATCGACCTAGCTATGGCTGAATTAAGGCACTGCACAGCTGAGCAGTTGCCTAAATTACAGATTCGCATAGATTTACTTGAGGAAGTCATTCGGCTCCCTCAGGACATTATTGACAGGGAATCAACCTAATCGGTTCGTGGCTCCGTTAACGCCATGTAAGGGAGAGTCCAAATGGTAGAACAAGTTCCTGCTCCACAAGGTCAAGTTGGAGATACGTCAGGTCAGACGGAAACGACCATTACGTCAGCACAGACGGAAACAGCAGAGAAGACAGTCCCGTTAGCGGCTTTGCATGAAGAAAGATCGAAACGGCAGGCGTTGGCTGATGAGTTAGAACAGTTGAAAACGTTGGTTTCACAGCAACAGTATAGTTATCAACAGCCTCAACCGACTTATCAACAGCCAACCCAACAGTTTTATCAACAGCCACAGCCAGCTCCGGCTGATGTTGCAAGACAACAGATTGAGCAGTTGTGGGCAAATGATCCGTTACAGGCTGTCCAGTATCAAGTCCAGATGGCATTAGCCAATTATGATCGGATTAATTCGTCGACAGAACAGGCTATTAATTCCGCAAGGAATCGCTATCCGGACTTTAATAAATTTGAAGCTGAAGTAAGGGGGTTTATCAATGCGGTTCCTTTACAAGACAAAGCAAGGCAAGGCATCGTCGATGCTGCTTATTATATGGTTAAAGGCAAAAATGCTGATAACCTTACATTTCAAGCGGCTCAACAAGCGTCTAGTCGAGTTGCTCAGGGGGTTGCTGCTTCAGGTATTCCGGGCGGTGGGGCTGGTGTAGTTCAAACAGGTCCACAATTAAGCCAGGATGAGATGAAGGTTGCAGCAGTAATGGGTATGTCTGCTGAAGAATACCAGAAGTTCAAGAGGGGATAATGGGTATCTTTAATCGTGGTAACAGTAAACAGGCTTTTGCAGGTGAACTCAGCTGTCCTGTGTGCCATAAGAAAAGAATCCGTTATGTTGAAAACGTAGGTCCTTATCGTCTTAGGTATCAATGCAAAGATTGCGGGATGACTTTTCAATATGACATATCCAATCGAGTAGCCCATCCTTATTCAGTATTTAAGAAAAATAAGTTTATTGAGCTAGTTAATCGTTCAAAAAGAAAATAGGAGGAAGCAATATGGAATGGGTATATGACATAACAGGTGCAGAACCGATCCTTCGGGATATGCCTGTATATGATGCTGCTACTCTTGCCAAAGGGGAGCTTCTGATGTTAGGGACTACCGACCCAGATTCAAACGCTGACCAAGGTCAGGCTTTGATTACTGCGTATAATTCGACTGCTGCTAATTCAGCTATCGATGCGGTTGGTATCCTTAATGACGATGCTTATGATTCTGCGTTGGGGACTGGTAACTATACAGCACCAAGCAGCGTTCCTGCAACGGCGACGAATGGTGCATATTATGGGAAAGTTATTATTAATCCTTTTGCTATTTATCGGGCAGAACATTCATTGTTGGCTGCTGATGACGTAGCAATCACTAGCACTTCAACGACAACGCTTACGGTAGGGTCATTGTCTGATGACATTGATGGTTGCTATGCGTATTTCCCGTTGACTGACGATGGTGTAAAGGGGTCATTACGGTATATAGTCGCTGCTGCTTCTGGTTCATGCACGATGGATTCTGCGCTTACTACGACAGGTGATAGCTCTGATACAGTTTGTATCATTGCTCCTGCGCTAAAGTATGCAACGAATCTTACTGCTGATGGCACAAAAGTAGCGTCTGGTAACTGCCAGGGTATCTTCGGTGCAACGAATATCCGTATTTTAGAATCATATATCGATCGTGATAGAGGGATCGAGCCACTTAGAAAAGCAAAACATTCGGGTCTTAACGGCCTTGATAATTGCAAGGGCGGAAATGGTCCTAAATTCTATAGTGACATCATGCTCAAAGATCATGCTTATGGCGTTCAAGAATAAGGAGGATAAGCGATGGGTGTAATTAATAGCGAAAATTTTGGATTATTGCTTGACCCAGGACTGCGTAAAATCTTTATGGATGAATATACGCTTCCAGGGTCCGTCGTCGATCAGCTTTATGGGAAAGAAAAGTCTAGTAAGGCCCAAGAGCATGATTACGGCGTAGGCGGGATTGGCGATATGGAGGAGTTCACAGGGACTATTCCGTATGCTGATTTCAGCGGTCAGTATAAAACTTCATATACTCATAAAGAATATGTGAAGGGTATGAAAATCGAACGGAAACTTGTTGATGACGATTTATATTCAATCATCAATGCCCGTCCGAAATCGTTGGCTTTAGCAGCAACAAGAACCCGTGAAAAACACGGTATGTCGATTTTTAATAACGCTTTCTCAACGTCAGTATTCGCTGGCGGTGATAGCTATGCGCTTTGTTATTCGGCTCATACGTTCCGCGGGACGAGTTCAACGCAGTCTAACTCAGGCTCAACAGCTCTGGCTCCTGCTTCATTGTCGGCTGCTCGTTTGGCTATGAGAGCGTTTACGGACGAAACTGACAATCTTATCAGCGCTATGCCTGATACGCTTCTGGTTCCGCCAGAACTTGAAGACACGGCCAATGAGATCGTCAAAAGCAAAGCAGAACCGTATTCTGGTGACAACACGATTAACGTTAATGAAGGAAGATTTAAAGTAGTCGTTAGCGATTACCTTACTGATTCTGACAACTGGTTCGTGATTGATTCTAAATACGCAAAGCTGTTCTTGAAATGGTTCGATCGTATCCCGACCGAGTTTAATAAGGATAAGGATTTCGATACTTACCTTTCAAAATGGTCTGTCTATTCTCGTTATAGCTTCGGCTTTAGCGGTTGGACATGGATCTATGGTTCAGCAGTAAGTTGATAATTAATCTCTGGGGGGTGGTGGGTTTCCACCATCCCCTGCCTTACAGGTGGAGGATATATGGGGACTACTAAAGTTACACATTTTAATAAGGTTTGTGGAGTTAATGGATTATATGTCGGAGCTGATGGGGCTGAAGTTGATGTAGCATCGTCCGCTGGAGCATTGTATCACGGGGGGACGTTGTTAAGTGCGACTGCCGCTGAAATAAATAGCGTTGCTGATTCTTCTGCAAGAATGGTTGCAGCGGGCGGGACGTTAGCGATGTCGCAGACTACTCACGATGGAAAGATCATTTGCCTTGATACGGCTGCGGGAAGCATTGTTACGTTGCCGGCAAGCACTGGCGGTGGAGCTGTATATAGATTTTTAGTGACTGTCACAGCAACATCAAACAGCCACATTATTAAAGTCGCTAATGCGACCGATGAATTTCGTGGGTTTGTGTATCAGGATGCAGATACCGCAACAGCTCCTAACTGTTGGTGGGCTGCTGATAATGACGATACGATTACATTGAACAGGTCAACAACTGGGTTAGCTGCTCAAGGTGAATATTTCGAAATCGTTGATGCGGTATTAAATCATTACTTTGTTAGAGGCTACTCTCAAGCTAGTGGCACTGAAGCAACACCTTTTAGCAATACTGTTTCTTAATAATTCTATATTGGAGGGGTGGGTGACCACTCCTCCATATAAACTGGAGGCATTAAATGTCACATTATGCTAATGACAAAAAGGTATCTATCGGAGGATATAGCGATAGCCCAGTTTCAAGCGGGACTCCTGATCTTGATTTTGTCAAAAAGACAAGCGAAAAGTTAGTGGCTATGAGGTCTGAGTATGAGGCAGTTTTGCTAAAGAAACAGAATGTTGAGGCTGAGTTAGCTCTTATTTATGCTGATCGTGAGAAGAAAATGCAGAAGAAAGAAGCCGAATTAAAAAGGCTTGAAGAATCATTTTATCAGACTATGCGCGATGCGGAAAACGATAAGAAGGCTAAAGAGGCAGAATACGCTATAAAGGCTGGTGAGGTCGAACGGATGCGTATCGAATATGGCAGGTTGTTAGCTTCTATCGCTGACCGTAAAAAAGAAGTAGATGATTATTCCGACGTTTTAAAAGGGCAAGAGAAAAGACTTAATGATATTAACAAAATAATTGAAACTAATTCTGCTGAATTGAACAAGCGTGAATCAGACTTATCGGCCAAAGAGGACCTGCTTGTTAAGAGAAAGGCAGATGTCGAACGTATGTTTGAATTGGCAAGCCTGACGATGGAAGATGCTGTTAAAAGGATAGACGCTGTTAAAGAGCAGGAGTTCGAGGTCGCTGAGTCACGGCGTGAAGCGAAAGAAATGTTGGATAAAGCGTTAAAAAAAGATCGGGAAGTGTCTAATATGCTTGTCGATATAGAACGAGTTAAGGCTGAATGTGATTCTTTGTTGAAGCAGAAAGACATTGTGGCCGAGAAAGAAAGAAGGATAGCCGATCTAGAAGCACAATTCTCTGTAAGAGAACGGGCTATTAATAAGAGATTGGATGATATAAATTTGCGTGAACAAAGATTACGGCAAGCCGAAAGGGGTAATTAGAAATGGCTAATTCACGGACTATATTAAACACAATTAAATCAGATACTGGTGATGATTATATGGTTTTCACTAGCGGGGCAGAGACTATTTATTCAAGCAGTTTTGAGCTTCATAACTCTGAATTGTTTGGATTTCAATACCAATATGAATCGGCTGGGACAGTTAATGTCGCTATGTATTTAGAGCAGTCTAACGATAACATTAATTTTGTTTTACCAGATGGGAAGACTGACCCAATAGCGACTGCGGCAACTACAACTCTGCATATTATTGCCTTGTCGCCAGTAGTTACTACTCATGCTCGTATTAAAATGGTGGCTGCTGAAGATAACGCAGCTGGAACAGCTGTATTGAAATTAGCGCAAGTTCACGACATATAGGAGCGTTGATGAGAAAAGTAATCCTAGCATTACTTATTGCTCTGTCTATTATTTTTTCAGCATCAACTGTATCGGCCGCTAGATACATCTGGGGGTCTAGTTATGATGAAGGAGATATAGAGGTAGGAGAAAATTCAGTTGACGGAAGTTCTACTTACGGCCTACGTTTTGACCCCGATAATGATGATACCAACGAGATTCTATTCGCTACTGATGGGACAATAACTGCTAACTATTTTGTCGGTGATGGATCCCAGCTAACAGGGGTAGCGACTTCTTTCACTTACATATCTGAGTCTGGAACAATAGCATATTATAAAGGATATGAGATAGTTAATACCAATACTGACCAAGTTGGTGTTGGCGGGACTGGTGCGTCTACGTCAAACTCTTATGTTGTAATAGGTCTAGGAACAGATATTACAAACGAACGAGTGCTTGCTGTTGACACAGGGAACTTTGTGCTTACTGATAGTGGTGCTGGCTCAACTGCTACTATCGGATTAAAGGGCGGGCTTACCATTCCTACTACTACCCAGAAAACTTCCTATGATGACCATGTAGCAGAT